TGTACACCTTTGGTAAAATAACGGTTATGAAGGATAGTGGAAATCTTAGCCTTACGGGTGCTTACTTGTGCCATTTCGCCGCTCCATTGCTTATATTACTAATATAACACAGAATTAGAGGCTGTCAAGTATTTTTTTCAAAGTAACGGATATCGGCTTCTGTGGTATGGGGGTCTTCTGCACGGATTGCCGCAACCAACATGCCCCACTTGTTATCAAGTGCCTTGCTGATCACATTGGCTTCGTCATAGCGACCTGTGTCCATATAAAGACCATAGGTGGTTTCTAGGGCGGTTAGGTCCATGCGGATGGCTTCAATGTGGTCCATGGGGTATCCCTTTCCATTGCTTATATTATGAATATAACACAGATTTAAGGGTTGTCAAGCACTTTTTTTGATCCGCACATAGTGTAAACGGGTCTGATTATTGTCATCATGCTTGTGAATTCTAGCCGAAATAGCGATAATATCGCCCCGATTTAACTGTTCTGACAGCGGAAAACAGACCAAATTTTGGTCAGCAGTGAGGGCGGTATGATACCATTTGTTATAGTTGGCACTATAAACCGCTGATTTGATGGTCAAATCTGCTTCAATATTGTCGCCAACCTTGCCAATATGACGGCTATTTTCGGCAATAACACGCAGTTCATCCTGCGCTTTTTCACGCCCAATTGCGTTAAAATAGGAGTTAGGAACGCTGGCAACCAAGGCTAAGGTCTTGAAATCCTTGGCATTAATTGCCTTTTGTTCTGTCAATAGGACAAGATTCTTCCAATAATCATGGAGAGTGCCAGCAATAAGTTCAATCATTTTGCTATCAAGATACTCTAGAATTTGATCAGCAATTTCAATGTCTTGTGGCAAATGGTCAAAGTTTACCATTTCTGGATTGAGAAATTCACGCATAAGTGCGCCATTAGAAAGTTCACCTTCCTTGGCATCATAACGCTTAATATACTTGCCATTAACCCGTTGGGCGGCTACGGCGGCGGTCATGGCATCTTTGAGAGAAATGGTATCAGTCATTGCTAGTTTCCTTTTGCTTCTTACGATTATAACTGCCTTTGCCTTTTTTGGCAAGAACTATTCGCTGACGGTACAGCGGTTTCGCTAATTCTCTTGCTTCTGCGCTGCGCATTGCCTTTCCCCATTGCTTATATTATGAATATAGCATGGATTATATATCTGTCAAGACATATTTTGAATAGCTTGCCCTAAATTTCCACCACAAAGTTCTAACATCATAGAGAGTTCGCTATCCATTAGGAATAGTTCACCTTTGCTCATTTGGTAAAACCAAGGGTGGTTATGATAGCGATCCATTAACACTAGTTCTTTGCCATTGATTTGATACTTCCGTCTGTCAATTTGATGCTCATAGAATTTATAACCAGCATTGCGCATAATCTCAAATGCAGTGTTATTGAGCCTGAAACCAAAATTTTTATTGTTATTATACCAATAAAGAATATAGATATTTTTTTGATTTATATGTGGAATGAACGCATCTTCACCGTGTGCAAGATGATATAATTCATGTGTCCAATCGGTCTTAGACTTTTGTGTCATTTTTTGCAGGATAAACCGATGGTCCACTATTAAGTAGAACTACACTGAAACGAGTTGTTTTGAATTGTGTATTAAGTTTCTTGCAAAGATTGATAGCGTGACCAGGATTTGAAAATGAACTTTTCTTATATTTTGGACCAGCATATTGTGCTAACATACTTGTAGTTTTAAGATTAACTGGCTTATTATCTAAGAAGATAGCCCATATGCCTTCGCTAGCCAAAACTTGTTCTGACTTATATGTTTGTTTATTAGTAATTTCAAGTAGTACTTGAGGCTTAGGTCTTGACATATTGAGTATTCGCTAAAATTATTTAGCCTATTGAAATTAGGTTTAAAAATTATCTCCTACCAATTCAACCGTAAGAACGTTGTTATTCTGAACTTTTTCTTCTAGTTCTGCAATTTTACTTTCAAGTTCAAGCACATGTGCAAGAACATCAGCAAGTTCTTTTGTAACATTGGCAATGGTTTCCTTATCAAGAACTAAGTTATTGCCAACAATGTTTTGTCCACGATTAATAAATTCTCTAATATGATGTGTTCTAGGCGGTCTCACTATTCATGATCCTTAAACGTTCTTGCTGTTCCAACTTGGTCTTAAATGGACCTTCATATTCATATCGTTGTAGCGTAATAAGTTTAGGTGCATATTCTGCTACGAATGATTTATTATACTTAACAATATAATAACCAGCACAGTAGAATGAACTACTCTTATCATTTTTAGTGTATAGTGGAAGTTTAAGTTTTACATTCCATAGCGTATTGTGCGGTGTATGATTGGTGGGAAAACCATATACTTCACCATCAATTGTTTTTGTTTTAAGTTCACGAGTTCTGCGAACAATAGAGATATTTTTCTTTTCTGACATTTCTGCCATACTTGGAAATACTTCTACTACATCACTAACTGTGCAACGAACGCCGCTATTGGTTTGCGCAATGTTTCCAATGCGTTCGCCTTTGTCGTTTTCAATAATCCAGAAACGATTTTCTACAATGTTTTTAGCCTTGAGTGTCATCTTTAATCTTTCCTTCAATCATGTCAAAAAATGAATTATATTCACTACGAACTTCAATAAATGAAGCCCAACCAATAGCAGCAACGATATCCATTAGAACACGGTCTTGGTCAAGGTTCCAATAGTGAAAAATCTCATATCCAAAGAAAATGATAATTACCCATGGAAAATACTTTACAAAAAAATTACGCATATTGATATTCCTTTACAAGTGGTTTGCTGAGTATTTCAGCAATAGGTTGAACATTCTCACTAAGTTTAATAAGTTCATACTTGGAGCAGAACTTAATCAATTGTGTACCAATCTGACGGTTTTCTTTAGGATTAATTCCAATTAGTGCAGCGTCAATAGCATCACGAATTTCTTCGGGCTGTGCAGTGAGATCAACAAGCACACGGTTTTCTTCATATCGGTCAAGCACACGGTGTTCCGCACCATTATGATCAACCCAACGTTGCAGCATCATATTATTCCATGCATAGCCTTTGCGATCACGGTCAGCATAAGCCTCTACCAGACCTACCTTTTTGGTACTGCCCTTAGTACGAACGCCAGGATTTGCAGTCATAATATTATCTGTGGGGTCACCACGCATACATTTCTCAAAGAGGATAAACTTAGGATCACCGACAGTCTTTGGTGCTTTAGTAAGTTTATCCATAACAGTCTTGCCGTTATCTTCAAAGAAACCTTGTAGAGTGATATATTGATTGGTCATACCATTATAAATGGTAACCTTATCGCTAAGCAACTGATAAAAATCAGTATCGTTGGATAGGATGATGTGTTCATCATTAGGATGAAGCGCAGTCCAACGAGCGATGATATCATCTGCTTCTGCACGTTCAACACGAATTACGCTGCAGTTTGTGCGTTCATCAATCCATTTGGTAAATTCACTATAAACTTCCCAAAACTCTTTATCTTCTTCTGCTTCACGAACTGTCATCTTAGACTTAACAACAGCACGATTTGCCTTATAAGTTGTGTTATGATCTTTGCGCCAGCTACGTGCCTCAAGAGCAAAGATAACGTGGTCTGGCTTATGCAGACGATGCATTTTCTGTATGACATTGAACATAATATGCAATGCCAATCCAATCTTTTGCCAAGTATCTGCGCTACGTGCAGTAGAGTGACGTGCACGAGCGAACAGGTTTGCTGTATCTACGAGAAGATATTTCATAATACTAATATAATACCTAGTTAGGGGTTTGTCAAGTATTAACTGAATTCACTGAGTCCATCACCTAAATCACGGCGATTGACATAACGGCTTGTGCCGTCAGGATTTTGTTGTGTACTTGGCTGTGAACTATTAATGATATTGCGAGCAACATCATTTAGCCACGCATCAACGAGTGCCTCTGGATTTACACCACGATAGCCGTTTTGACGTAGCATCTCAATAAACTCTGCATTCCAATCAAGTTCCATAGAACCAATTTGTGGATTAGCAGGATCAAAGTCAAACTTTATAACCTTGACTTGCGGTTCAATTTGTGAAGCAGTTGTTTCCTCAACAACCTTCTTCACACGTGGTTTACGAGGTTTCTTAGGTTTTGTGCTAGTTTTAGTAGAGGCTAGTGGTGCGCTTTCTGTAACAACAGCAGAAGCGTTAGCGTCATTGTTTGTTGATTTACCAAGTAGTTTGTCGAGAAATCCCATATATCACCTTATTGTTGCCAGCACTGACGTTGACGACCTACATAATTGCCCCATGCATCATACACAGGAACCAAGCGACAAAACGTCTGCGGCTGATAGTATTGTGGTTGTGGATAATATTGTGGTTGACCATAATACTGTTGTTGGTTCTGTTGCGCCATACCGCCTAGAATACCACCAACAATCAACCCACCAACCAGAGGAGCAACCCAATTGCCACCATTGCCACCACCACCGCCATAATGACGATGCCCGTTC